CCCCACTCAGAACCTCGTCCAAACTAGTTCCCATCTTCAGCTCTCCAACACGCCCGATTCGACCCGGCGGCAGTCATAACGCCCGTATCCCCGGCGGCAGGTCATGCAAAATCCGAAACCATCGGCGGTCGCTGCGCGTCTGCGATATTGCGCACGGCCTCCGTTTGAATCCGTCCCGTCTCCGCGTCGAGCTTGCGGATCTTCGCGGCCTGCTCGAGCTGGTCGAGCGTCGACGGGATGTCGGGCATGGCCGGCGTGGCGCCGCTCGGCTGGCCGACCTCGGCCATCGTTCGTTGCGCTTCGGCATTCGCCTTGTTCGCCTGCGCGTTCGTCTTCTCGACATTCGCCTGCTGCTGCGCCATGCCGATCTGCTGCACTTGCTGCTGACCCTGCGCGCGCGCGGCGCGACCCTGCTCGAGCTTCTCGAGCAGCTTGTCTTTGTTGCGGAGCTGGGAAGCCTCGATGAGCACTTCCGGCGGGATCGGGTCGCCTGCTTGGGCAAGCGCGGGCGCGAGCTGCGCGAGCATCTGGAATTGCTCCGATTGCACGTTCGCGACGTCTGGACCTTCCTCGATCGTGATGTCGACGTCCAGGCCGCCGATATCGTTATCGACTCGCACGACCTGATTCAGCCGCGGGTCGCCGGGTTGCAGACCGATCTGCTGCGCCATCGCGGCAGCTTCTTCCGGCGCGAGCTCGCCGAGCGCATCTTCGAGCGTTACCTGACGATTCAGGCCGACCCAGCGCGTGTTCTTCTCGTCGTCCGTGACGCGGATCCACTTCTCGCTGGTCCAGAACTGGCGAATGCGCAGCCACGTCGCCTCGTACACCTGCTTCGTCCACTGACGCAGGTCGTCGATGATCGGCTCGACTTCGATCGCACCGCCGGCCTGCTGCGCCTGGATCGCGCGGCCCGACTGGATGCGTGGATCTTTGCCGGCCATTGCGGCATTCGGGCCGCTCGCCTGCAATTCGGCCGTGGCGTGCTGCATCAGCTGCATTTGCGATGCGGCCATGTCGCCCGTCGGCAGGATGCCGAAGTCCTCGCCGAACTTCCCGCCAGCGTTGACCTCGACGTGACCGTCCGGGCGCGACAGCGCGCGTTTCGCCTTGTCGACGTCGGAGATCGCCTGCTGATTGCCGAACGTCTGGCGCACGGACATGAGGTGCAGCGCCTTCGAGCGGCGCTTGTTCACCTCGTCCTGCAGCGAGATCATGTCGCGCACGTGCCCGTAGCGCTGGTTCTCGCGATCGACATATGCCGAGCGCAGGATCAGCGAGCATGCCGGCCGGCCATCGCGGCCGATGTACGGCGACGGCATCGGATCGGTCAGGTAACCGCCCTTGGTGTACGTCGCGATGAACCAGATACCGTCCTGCTTCCAGTGGCACTGAACAACGCGTACGCGCGTGCGCCGGTTGTCGGCCCACCGCAGGTATTTCGGGCGATCGTCGTACGTGTCCGACAGCGAGACCGACGCGAGCGTGTACTCGATTTCGCTCCGGCGATCCGGGAACGTCTCGAGCGCCTCGTCGCGGTCCATCCAGATCACGACGCCCAGATAGCGCGCATCGCTGAAATCCTTCTGCCGGCTGTACGGGTCGTACCAGATGCGGTCCCATGGAATGCGCGTGATGTCGACGTCGTAACCGTCCAGGCCTTCCTCGACCGTCACGTCGGCGCCGCCGTAGCCTTCGATCAGCATGTCCTCGTATACGTCCGAGCGCGTCACGTCGAAGTCATTCTGGTCGGCGACATAGCGGAGCGAGTCCGTCGCGGCCCCGGCGAGCTGGTCTTCGTGCGGCGTGCGCGGAAATGCCTTCGGGTCGCTGCGCATGCGCCGCTCGAAGCCGCGCAGGTATTCGACCTTGCGCTTGACGTAGTTGATCGTCAGCGCCGGCTGGCCGCGCTTCGCCAGAGCATCGAGCTCGGCACGCGTCCACTGCTAACCGTCGTAGTAGTCGCGATCGCGCTCCGAGCGCTTCCGCGCGTCGTACGTCATCTGCTCGGATTCTTCGAACCACTGGCAGAGACGCGACACGTCGGGCACGGGGATCTCCGTGACCTCGACGTCGATGACTTGTGCCGGCGCGCCGATCATGCCGTCCGCCATGACCCCTCCGCGTCGTTGTCGTTCTTGTTGAACGCGCGATCCCATCGGTCGATCGGCTTCGCGTCTTCCTTGACCGGCACGACGGCCGGGTGCGCGTCAGCGATCGCGCGGCCGATTAGGCTGCCTGCGTCGACCTCGTCGTCGTTTTTCCCGCTCGGGAACTTCACGTACTGCTCGATCACGTCGTCGCCTTCCGGCCCTTCCGGGATCCAGACGCAGCCGCTCGACGCCAGACCCTGAAACGCCTGCGCCTTCACCTGCTTGTCCGCGCCGTGCGGCGTGATCGGCTCGATGCGCACGAATTGCTTCTCCATCCGCATTGCAGCCGTGACGAAGCCCGCGACGGACTTCCAGTTGTTGTCGTCCTCGGGGAACCAGGCGAACGGGTGATACTTGCGCACGAGGCCCGTGCGGCGATCGGCCGGATCGACCTCGCGGCGCTTCGCGGCCTCGACGTTGCCGACGACCTCAGCCGTCAGCTTGTCCATGGTGATCTGCTTGCGGAAGCCGTCGATGAGATAGACGTTGCTCAGCGCGTCGACGCCCCACACGCGCACGCACGCGAAGTCGGACGTACTCTGTCCGGCCGGCGCGTGGTCGCTCGTGATGTAGTAGTTCAGCTTCGTCGGCAGGCTGCCGGGCCGATAACGACGGAACCAGCCACGCTGGAAGAACGTGCCTTCCGCCGGAGCCGGTTTCTGCTGATACAGCGACGTCCAGGTGCGCGCATTCTTCTTGAACGGCTCCCAGTGCGCGAGGCTGAACCACTCCGGCCACAGCGTCTCGCCGATCTCGCGGCCGAGCGGATCGTCGTCGCGGTCAGCGATTGCCGGCAGGCAGATCACGTACCAGCGGCGCCCGTCGCGGCCGTCGATCCATCCCGACTCGCCATCCCAGCCTTCCGGCAGGATGCGGCCCGCGACATCGTCCTCGTGCCAGCGCGTTTGGATCAGCACCTGCGGCGCGCCCGGGATCAGTCGCGAGCAGAAGTCATCGACGTAGGCGTCCCATGTGCGCTTGCGGATCGTCTCCGATTCAGCCTCGGCGCGACCGGCGATCGGATCGTCGAGCACGCCGAGCGCGCCGCGGTTGCCAGTCAGGCCAGACAGCAGGCCGCCGGCCATGAATTCAGATCCGTTCGTCAGCGTCCACTGGTGAGCCGCGCGGTTGTCGGCCACGAGCCCGACGTCGATCAGGCGTTCGAAGGTCGCGGAACGCACGAGCTGCCGCGCGCGGCGGCCCTGCTTCATCGCGATCTCGGTTGCGTAGCTGGCGAGGATGACGTTGCGGCGCTGCTTGCGCGCCATGAACCACGGGATGAAGACGATGTCGCTGTACGTGCTCTTCGCCGAGCCCGGCGGCATCAGCACCATCAGGTTCGGGATCGTGCCGTCGTCGATGCCCTGCAGCTTCTCGCAGAGCAGCTGGTGATGCGCGGCCAGCGAGCCGAGGCGCATCACCGAGAAGCGGTCTTCATCCTCAGCATCGGTCAGCGGCACGGTCGGAATGTCGACCATGCAGGCGAAGTCAGGAAGACTGCGGCGCGCGAGTTCGCGCCGTGCTGCCTGTACGTCTGCGATGGTGAATTCCCGAGCGCCCATTCAGATCTTTATCGATGCGAGTACGCGTAGTTGTTCGATGGTCAGCTTGCTTGTGTCGACGGTGGCGTTCACTTCGATCGGGGCACCGTCCGGCCCGGAAACTTCACTCTTCACCCGCTCAACGCTCCATCCCATGATCTTCGCGATGCTGTCGAGCGCGCCTTTCTTGTCCGCCCACTTCACCTTGCTCGTTACACCGATCTGGAAGCGATCCTTCCCAAAGCCTTCGAACTCTTCCATCACTTCGAAGCCGGCGAGCGCAGCGGCCGCATCGTCGTCGAGCTCCGGCACTCGCTTCAGCGTCCCGTCATCGTTGAAGAAGTTGCGCGGGTCCGCGAATGCGAGCCGCGCGTACTCCAACATGACGCGGTCCCGCGTGATCTCGAATTTCTTCTCGAGCCGCTCGCGGGCCGCCGCAATCGCCTGCTGAACCTGCACATTCTTCAACAGCCGCGACCCTTGAGTCGCCGCTGTCTTCGCGCTGTACCCCGCGCGAATCGCTGCTTGCGTGCAGTTCAGATCACGCAGGTATTCATTGACGAACAGCGCCGCCTTCGGGGAGAGGTCTTTCTTAGCAGCCATAGTCCCGACAGACGTTCGAATGCAATTCGTTAGGCATGTGAAGTATCCGACAAAGTACTAGACGAAATCTTGGCTAAATAGCGGTTTAGCCAGCCGAGATTTCGTCTAAATTCACGGGGCGCTCCATCATCGTCGGCGCCTCGATCGGATCACGGCCAGTTTTCACGGACCATGCGATCAGCAGCAGCGAGCCAACGGAATGCGAGGGCTCGACGCCGTCGCGATAGCTCTGAAGCGAGCTGCGAGGAATCCGCGTCGTCATCGATAGCTTGTAGAGCGATGAGCCGCCATGACACAGGTCGGCGAGGACGCGGAACCAGTCGATTCGCAGATCAATCATGGCGGCATGCATGCGGCGCCCTCCCGTCAGAGCGCTTCGCGCAGTTGGCGGGCGACGTCGAGCAGTTCGTCGCGGGTGTCGTGCTCGAGCGCATTCAGCTTGACCTCGAGCAACGAGATCCAACGATGTGCGGGCGCGGGTGCGCCCGGCGCACGAGATTGCGTCGCGGCGTTGTACAGGCCCTGCCATTTGATGACGCGCTCCTGCTCGTCGGTCAACTGCTGCTGCAGCGACGCGATCTCAGCGCGCAAGGCATCCGCCACGGTGCCGGCGCCGAGCGATACACCCTGCGCAGACGATGCAGTGTCGCTTGCGGATTGGCCGCCCGCAGGCGACGCACCAGCGTTTGGGCCGTCAGCCGCCCCGGTACCAGCATCGGCGG